GAATGTCAGGTAATAACTCTCGAATCCGCTCTCCAGAATCGAATAGACTCCCTCGCCGCGGTCGAACGCTGCGTCGAGAACCTCTCCTACCCGAACCGGCTCCTGATTGGACCAGTCGATCGCACCTTCGTAGGTAAACGACAGCTCATAACCGTCGTAAAGGACGAACGAGCGTAATATTTTACTTGTTATATCTTATATTAGTTTTTATTAAACTCATAAATATTTGATAATCCATGGTGCGCCACAAGTATTATCTTTTACAGTTTTGATGTAATTAAAATAAATCTGTATATTTGTGTATAAAATGTGTGTATGAATTACGCTAAAGACGGCATTACTGTTGCCCCTATTTTGGATACTGTCCATCCTAAGAAAGACGGCTCTTTTCCTGTGCGAATACGTGTCACATTTCATCGGAGACGCCAATATTTCACTACCGGAAAGAGCCTATCTAAGGAAGAATGGGAATCTTTGGCTACTACAAAAATAAGGCATCTTAGTGAGATTCGCAAGGATATTGAGAACAGCTATTCATTGATTCGCAAAAACGTTGAAGAACTTGCTTCTAAGGGGGACTTTTCGTTCCACAACTTAAATTGCATATTGCGGTTTTCAAATAAGAAAACAATCAATGCGCTTTTTAAGGAAAAGATTGATGATTTGCAATCGAAGAATAAGATTGGTACAATGTGGGTATATGGCGTTGTGCTTAAAGGTCTTGAGCGCTTTTCCGGTAAAAATATACAGTTTGTTGATATCAGCAAAGATTGGGTTTACCGTTATGAACAGTTTTTGAGAAAGGAAGGTAAGAGTCAGACAACCATTAGTATTCACTTGAGGCATCTAAGAGCTATAATCAACGACGCTCGTAGAGCAGGGATAATGAAGGAATCTCAATATCCTTTTGGTCGGGGAAAATATGAAATACAAAGTGGTGTAGGTAGGAAAATGGCTCTTACGGTGGAGCAAATTGGAAAAATTGCGAGGTATGAAACGACGAGCGACGATCAGACAAAATACAGGGACTACTGGTTTTTCCTCTATTTATGCAATGGAATTAACGTAGCTGATTTTATTAAATTGAAATACAGTAATATACAGGACAACGAAATATATTTTATTCGACAAAAAACTGCTTTTACGGCTCGAGAACAAAAAGAAATCTGTGCAACAATAACGCCTCCAATGCAGGCAATAATTGACAAATGGGGCAATCCTACGGATCCCAATAATTATATTTTTCCAATTCTGAGCGGAAAAGAAACCGAGCTTGAGGTAAAGAAGAAGGCTATTAGGACAGCCGGCGCTATCAATCGTTGGATGAAAAAAATTGCCGAAGCATTGGGGATCGAACGGGTGACCACTTATACTGCCCGTCATTCATTCGCTACGGTGCTTAAACGTGCCGGGGCGAACATAGCCTACATATCCGAGAGCCTGGGCCATCAGGATATGAAAACGACCGAAAACTACCTCGCGTCTTTCGAACGAGAGGAACGCGAAAAAAATGCCCAAATTCTACTTGATTACTAAAACCGCCACAAAACAATTCCCAACTGTATTCCTATAGTGGGGTTAATGCCTTTCGGTGTATAGGCCGCCCCTATTCCGACGGTCAGGGCGAAGCGTTTTCGGTCCTTTTGCATTTGCTGCCGCAGCGTTGTTCGGTCGTAAGTCTCGCACCAATCGAGCCTTGGGCCATACTCGCCGATAGCCGGTCCGCTGACTTGCGCCCGGTAGGTGCTGTCGGCGTATTCCACGGTTTGAAATTCCAGCTCCATTCGCACGCTGTCCTTCTGAGGAGCCACCGGTGCCGATCCGGTTGATTCGGTCGATCCGGTTGATCCGGCCGATCCGGTTGATGCGGCCGGCGCAAAGAGCACGCGGGGCACGTTGATGGCTATTGAGCGCCTGCTGACCGTCACGGGCGCCGGCTTCTCGTAAAACACGGTATCGATTCGTACCGTCTCGACCGTTTCGACCGCCACGGACCGGCGGCCCATCCAGTAGGCACCGGCGAGAGCTGCTCCGATCAGCGCGATAATCAGTATGTCTCGAATGGTCTTCATGCAGTCATGGGTGTATAGCGTCCGGCCCGCATCGAGAGAAGTTGCCGGCGCTGGCCGCCCTTCTGGTTCTTATATCCGACGTGAATCCAGGCAGGCACGCCCGCTGCATCCTCGTCTTCGGAAATCAACTGATCGAAATCGCGTCCCCGCAGGAACTCCACACAGCAGTCGCGAAACTCCTTCAGCCGGCCGTTCAGAGGCACCAGGTCGAACGCAAAGCCCACGCAATGTGCCGAGGTTTCCGACCCGCCGACGGCCCGGTTGAGCCGGAAGCCGCGGTATCCGGACGATACGCGGAGCGCAGGGGTACCCCAACCGGAATTGTTGGCGCATTTCACGGCCCATGCTTCACGCAGCGGGTCGAGCAGTTCGTGCACGGTCATCTCGATGTTCGCGCGGTGTTCGGCCGAGGGTGTGTTGTCGAGGCCCAACCGCTGGGCCGTTGCCGAGCGTGTGAGCTCGGCCATCGTGAAGTGCTTCATTTATTGGTCTTTGTCTGCATAGGAGGTTTGCGTGTAATGCATTCCATGGTTTCGCATTTCAGTAACTCGAGGACTGCTATTTGGGAGGTCAGATCGTTAATCTGATCGCGCAGTACATCTTTCTCTTTGTATAAAGAATCGATTTTGTGGCTCTGCGAATCGACCTTGGCTTCACTCTTTTCATAAAGATCCTTCCACTGTGCAGAAGCAGCCGCTTCGTTTGAGAGGAATTTCGATCTTTTGTTTTCGCGAAAGAAAATAATGCTCGAAATACCACCGCCTGTTACAATAGCGGATATGATGCTTGTAATAATTGTTCCCCAGTCCATACAATTATTCCATTATCGGCTGCGTGGCCTTTTCGTATTCGTGTTTCTCTATTGCAGAAGCAATACGCCAATCCGTTATACTTTCATTGGGAAGCATGATTCTGCGTGAGACATATACCGGATCGCCTAACGGCTTTTCTTGTGTCAGAAACATCCCCGAAGGAGCAACGATTTCGGGCATGCCGCACCGTTGTTCAACACGAATACCGCCCTCCTCATCATTCATCAAAAGCATATTGGCAGAGGCTTCGACACCAAAGGCGATATTGCGGGAAGCTGCCAATTGATTCAGGGCGTACCACTCGGGGGCACCCGTTTCATCGGTTAATTTCGCATACAGTTCGGGATGAACGGTAATGGTAATGGCGGATATATTGTTCGCATTGTCTATCATCCATTTCATTGAGGCAAGGTCAATTTTCGGGGATGCTGAAAGGGACAAATTATTCGATACGCCGGTTAATTTGAATGTTGTAAGTGCCCGACAATCCGCAAAAGGATTGAAATATACTTGTTTGATAGGTGTAATGATTATCTCGCCCATGATTTCTCGGAGAGACTGGCACTGGTAAAATGGGGAATTGAAGCTATTAACCATCCCCGTTTTATCGGAAATATATATAACTTCTATGTCGCGACATATGAAGAAGGTTCCTGTAAACTCCCTGTTCGCCATATATCTCTTATTTACAGGAAAATTCGTCCGGATGTATAGCGCGCTGAATGTATAACTCATGTTGAAGTCGTATATGCGCGATGCCGTGTACAGATAGATTTCGCGCATTTGATCCTCGGTAATATCCGTTAGCCCATTCAGCTCGTACAGTCCTGTGTCTGCATTATATACAGCCCCTCTCGCAACATAGAGGTCGGTCTGCGCCGTTCCTTTGTACTTTGGCTGCGCGTAAATACGCACAAACTGCTCTCCCTGTTCCGTTACCTCTGCTTTCGCATGATCTATCGCCTGCGAGGTGGCATTACTGGTAACTGGATTGTCATTATCTTCCTCGACGACATTTACTACCTCGTCACGACTTATTGCAGTAGCAAGCGTGTGAGCAAATTGCTCTTCGGTTTTGTCGTAACCGGCCTCCACCGCATAGCTATATGCTGATTTGCCGGGTTCTCCGGGTTCACCCGGTTGCCCGGGATCACCAGGTTTCCCCGGATCACCTTTTACATAAGGCAACACAAGGTCGCATTTTACTGCTCCGACAAAGTCTGTCTGGCCATCCCAAATTTCGTAATCCAGGACAGCGGGCACCGTGAAATCGTAAGTGCCGTCCGGGAAAAGATCATTCGGCTCGTCAAAGTCCAATGAACATCGCAACTGTCCGGCACCAAGGCGGGGACTGTCCTTGAAGTCGAAAACCACCAACAACGTGTTGTCGTCGTTACTGGGACGGATTACACGTAAACCGTCATCGCTTCGGACAATGTATCGCGTCGGGCCACCTGCCTGAAAGGTCATCGTGAAGGGTGCTGACGGGAAAGCTTGTGGTATCCCCTCTTTATCCAGCAAATGCACAATCAGGTTGAAGTCGCTCCGGTTGTTGATGTGGCGCACCGGCGTCTGCGGCATTGAGGATTCCATAACTGTCACTTCATCGTTTCTGTCTGCCCGAAGCTGTCATAATCTCGTCCCAACTCCTCGAAGTCGTCGCGGTGATCGAGATTCTGAGCGATATACCACTCGGCCGAAGCCGCAGTGAGATTCACGTTGGTGATAATCTTGCCTTTGTATTTGAATACAACGCCCTGTTTGAGCAGATAGCCTCCGCGACTCGTGTTCTGTTCCTGTTTCATCTTGATTAATATTAATGTTATGGCATCTCTGAAACGATTGGGGCAATTTGGCCGGAAACTAACCTCGAAGGATTCTCCTGTGACGGTTTGGTACTGGGCCCTTATTGTCTCCTGGTCGGATATGGTCAGGAAAGCTTCGCGCAGCTTCTCTTCATACCACTCCCTGGTCATCAGAGCGAAACGCCATCTTCAATAGGAACTGTCATTGATTCGAGAGCTGTCAATGTAGCGTTGTAGCCCTCAGAATATGCTACGAAAACTTGAGGAATAGTCGCACCCTCTTCAATCATATTTATCGACCATCCGCCCTGCGTATCGTCGTTGTAGGCTTCAAAAGTGGCGTCCGATCCTTTGCAGCCCGTTTCCATTCCTACAGCAGGAAAAGCCTGCTCGCCTTTTTCTCCTTTTACGCGCGCCTCCCAAACGATAACATAGTCGTCCGACTTGAGCGCACGAATGATCTGCGAACTGGTCGGGCTGTTCGGCAGCAGAATGACCGGCACAGTCTTGTTGAACGACATGCCGATCGTCACGTTCTGATCCTCATTGGTTAGTCCCGTAAAGGGAGTGGTCGATGGCATGTTCATCCTGAAGCCACGCTTGCCGCTTTTGAGCACCAATTTCGTAACAATTCCTGTGCTCGCATCAAACACAGTTGCATCGTTGTCAATAGCACTTCGGCTAAAGATGAATGCCCTTTTCTCTGCCCCCTTTCCGTAACGCACGTTGCAGTCATTGAGAATGTCCTGGTCCAGTGTGTAGATACATGAATTCAATGCCATATTATTAATGTTTAGATGTTATCATTCGCAAAGATTCTGACGTCCGGCGCATTATCCAAATCATCGGCCTCTTTTCCCACCCAAACGCGCGAGGTTGGTAGACACATTAACCCGACGCTGACCGTTATTGATGTCGGTTACGGCTACCTGTGGGGCCGGAAGTTCGCTAACCGCTTCTTTTAATGCCTCCACGATTCCTCGCATTCCATCGTTACGTTCCGGCAAATTGCGCGTGGTGATGGCATTGCCGCCCGACGATACATTCATGGCTGACAGGATCGGCCCCCAATCGCTCACAGCTCGTGCCGTCATAACGGCCTCCCCGTTAGAGAGCATGGCCGGGATGCTGTCAGAAGTTCCCGTGCCCGGGCCGGTTACAAGGCCGCCTTGAGCATATTTAGGAGTTTTCGTTGAATTAACTTGCTGAGTTGCATTGGCAATGGCTGCAATAATAGCTGCGATACTGGAGGCAGTTGCAAATATATTGGCGGGAAAAGGCAATTTTGCATTTCCCGACCAAGCATTTGCGATCGCCACGGCTTGGGCTAAAACTACTTCCATTACTGAAAATGCTTTCACAAATGCGGCATATTTCTCACCTTCCCCTCCCAGTGCCTCAAACATGGACGAGAAACTACCAAACATCTGTACGGCTGCCTGTACAGTTTGGATTACCTCTTGTCTTTGTAAGTCAATAGTTCGTTGTACGGAATCCGCAAGAGCAATTTGAGCTTCTTTTAACCTGTTAACAGCCGCCAAACGCGCGGCATCACGTTCTTGTTCCGAAGTATAACTATCCGCTTCTGCCATGTCAATTAGCATAATATTTTCAAGAGCGGCATTCAGTTCTGCTTGGCGGACATTAATCAAAGCTGATGCTTCATCCAGAGCGCTTCCGCCATTCAGTCTGACATCGAGAACACGACTTTGGGCCTCGCCTATTTTAATTTGCTGATTTAACAAAATCTGTCGATTACGTTCTTCCGATGCCGCTATTTCTTTGTCAAGTTCTTCTTTGCGGTATCGGTCATTGACTTCTTCGGTATCGCGTAATAATTTTTCATGCAAAAGAAGTAGCTTTTGATCGAGACTTTCTCGTTCGCTGATAGAAACCATATCAGTAAGATTGGCGATAGCTTCCAATCTGGAACGTGTAGCAGCAACTTCTCGATCGTATTCTTCCTGTAAATTTAAGATTTCGTTATCCCTGGTTTTATCTCGCAAATCCAGAATCAAGTTATAAACTTCATCTGCCGCTTTCTGTGCGTTTGCTATAGCTTTGTCTATCTCATTATTTTGCCGCTTAATATCAGAAGTGGTCGCATTAATTTGTGATTGGAGCTCCTTCTCTGCCAAGTTACTTTGGGCAGTTAACTGAGTGAGTCGGGCCTGCATTTCTGCAATTGCATCATTAGTAGCCGTATCGGTGGGGGACAATTCTTGTTCTTTTCTCAGCAATCTCAACTGAGCACCTACAGCCTTCTTCTGATTATCGAACAGTTTGTAATTGAGCGCAATAGCTTCTTCGATAAATTTTTTTCTTTGTTCGGCAGTATAGACTTCTTTCTGCATCGCCTTGTTGCGCAAGTCAGAGATTTGGGCTTCAATTTGTGTATTTTCTACGAGCATTCTTCTATTATAATCCCGTAGTTTGATGTATTTTCCTTCCAACTTCTCGAAAGCCGGAGCGTTTTCGAGGCCTTCCGCCACTGCTTTAAATCCCTCTATAACGCCCAAATCCATAATAGCCTTGAGTGCGGCTTTGAACATCTCCCATTTACTGGTCACTTTCGTGAGCTTCTCGGCTTGGCGTTCCAAAGCGTTATCTGTGGCTGCTAATATAGCATTGACGGAAGATTGAGCTAGCCGATATTTGTCGGACACACGTTCGCTTTTCTCGATAACGGAATTGACAGCCTCGAATCTGGAACGCAAGACGGATAACGTGATCGCCAAGGCAGCAAGTACGGCGCCGAGTGGCGTAGCAATAAATGCCAATGCTTGTTTGACAAGTACCTTAAGTGCTGTGACTGTTGTCTTTATCGCGCTTGTGAAGCCATTGGCACCGTTTGTGCCCCTAATCAAAGATTCCACAAAAGGCCCGTTTACACCTAAAGCTCTTTTGATTGCGCCCTCATAACTGCCCACTTGGGATCGATAATTACCTAACGATGCTTCGGCTTCATTCAAAGCTTCCTGCTGGGATTTAATATCCGCAGCAAGATTTTGACCAAATGGGCTTTCTCTTTCGGCCGCGCTCAGTTCTTTGTAGCGAACAGTTAACTTCGAAACATTCGCCTGGAGCTGGGCAATCGATCCTGACGCCTTGGTTTCTATTTTGATGTTATTTTGGATCTCTTTTTCATAGGCGCGGACCTGATCCGTCAAAGCTTTGTTCGTGCTCTTGATTTCGAGCAAGGCTGTTTTATATTCGTCGGCGCTCATTTGGCCGGCCTTGAACTCGTTTTGGAGCTCCTTTAAATTCTTCTTATTGTCCGCAATAGCTGTAGAAGCCTGTTTCCAACCATGAACCAGTTCGTCGTAGTTGAAACGAATATTGATAATCTTGTCTATCTGATCTGTATTTGCCATAACTACAATCGAATAAATTTGCACTCACAAATTCCCGAATTGCGAGTCTCAATAGTATAAATTGCGAAAAAACGGCCCAGGTGACGGAAATAAACCGGGATACGGTAATCCAGGTCCGCAAGGTCCATAGGCGAGAGGCACAATCTTACCGAGACGATGCGCAGCTGTCGCAGGATTCGTTGAAGGCCCTTGTAGCGCGTTGCGATAATGCCATCCTCACCGCCGAATTTCTGCCACGTCTCGAACCGGCCGAACACATAGGGCTTTGTGGAAGCGGGCAAGATGTACCACGAAACAATGCGGGGAGTACATTCGGAATAGGAGGCATTCTCGTCGTCGGAATAGATCGGGATTTTGGCGTAGCTGTAACCATCCTTTGAAATGTTGATCGAGGCCGAAAATGGAATATCCGTGTCGTTCTCTCTTTCGAGAGTCTTGTTTTCGATCAAGATTTCACCCGAAGTATCGATAAGCACTTCGTCGTCGTTGTCGTAATCGATCGTATTTCTCTGGGCATAATCCTCGACGGTGAATTCGGATCCATCCGGCCGGCTGGCATCTTGTCCCGGATTGAGCACAACTTTGTCGCTCCAATCAAGGTATTTTCCCGAAGTGATGTTATCGTAGAACTCGTCGGCCGATATAAGTCCTATGGTGTCCGGCTTGTCCTTGTCAGCATAGGCAAACAATCCGTTCATCACCAGTAGCGCCGACAGAAAATCCCCCTGTGACATATCCGGAAGGTTGGGGCCGACAGGGAATATGGTAGGAAAAATTATATCATCCCACGGCATAACTATTTCCACCTTCCATTCTGGCCAAAACGGAGAAACCGAAGGAAAATAAGTATCGTCCACATTCGATATTTCAATCCACAGATTAATAATATCGGTAGTATCTATTTTGATATCTACATTATCAAATGAATATGTCCTCTCAAGCTTTTGATAACTATAAGTAATGTATAAAGTTACTATTTCATTATCGGATTCTCTTCTGCCTTTAACGCGGATGAATAATTTATCTGGAAATCCAGGGGTAGGGATTGTAGAATTGATTTTAGGTAAAATTAATTCAAAGTGATCTTGAGCAGTATCATAATTATTTATTAATACCCTAGTTTCATTATAATCAGCAACATTGATATAATCACTATAGTCTCCTTTTTGAACAAGATCTCGTCTATCATTAAGATCCGGATTGTGTAAAATTTCAGAAAATCTAACTCGTGCAAATCCAGCATAAGATTGCTTCTCGATTTCAGGCCGTGCAGTTATCCTTTCTGCATAATTACTTTCCGGATTTCCATTTTTAGAAACGAGAGGAAAAATATAGGCATCAGTAGGAAGTCCCGCACGTTCATACAAACGCTCTTTGTCCGCGATCGTAATGCCATTGAACCGCTCGATGGCTTCAATGACCGGCTTAATATGAATGGCGGGATGAATGTATTGCATCTCCGTCAAGCCGCGGCCATAGTCAATTGCGAAGAAGCCCAGACGCGCGTGCGTCGATATGTTGAGCAGCTTGCTATCCTCGTTCCACGGAATGCTGCCCAGGCCCATATCGTAGAGGATGTCACTCAGGGCCGACATATCGTTGTCGAAAAGCGGCTGGAAGTTCTCCACATTCCCCCAAGTGAGGGTATTCGAGATGACGTCCGATATTTCGGTGATGGTCGAGAAGCCACGTAGGAAGAGCGGGATGCCTCCCTGATAGAGTTTGGCCGGCAGCCGTCGATAAGGCACGTCACTTTCCACGTCCGGACGCTCGGTATTGGCGATGACTTTTCTGTTAAGCGCCAAAGGCAGGTCGATCGTGTAGGACCGGTTGGATTGGATTGCATCGAGGCCAGAGAAGATCGGGCTTTGATAGACAAGGGCAACATCTTCTTCCTTGTCTAAAGTACAAAGCTCGTCGTTGATGTATAGTTCGTAGGGTGTCATGGCAGGATCAGATTTTCTTTGACGAGCTCCACGACCAGGTCCTGCATGGGCTTCCCCGTATCCTCCGCTTCACCTTCATCGATGATGCAGCGACGCCATTTCTTAGTTGTGTTGTCGAAATATTCGACGTTGCGGCCCGTCAGTACCGAGCGACAGTAGGCATACATTCGGGGCTCTACCTTGCGGGAATGGAGGGTGTAGCGGGTGTGCGAGGTCTTGGTCAGCCACCGGTAAGGACGCAGGTCGTCATCAAGCCGGATATATTCTGAATCGATGGTCGTTTCTTCCGTGGATAGTTCTACCGAAAAGCGATACATGCACGGAATGCCTCGTGAATCCGTCCAACGAACGAACATGCCATCCTCACATTTATCAACAAATACCGGGAACCTGAAAAATGCAATTTCTGTCGGTCCGATAAAAACTACAACATTGAGGGATGTGGCGGCCGGTGCGAAATCGAAATCAATGTTGGAGGTTTCGGTTTTCAAAAAAGGATAGCCGGGAGTGCTCGCGAGCTCCAGCCATTCTGGCGTCCATGGAAATTGCATGAAATATTCCATGTCGTTGTTCGGGTCAAGTAATCCGGTGAAGAGCGTAATTTCGTGTAGAAAGTTGGGATAAATTGGGAATAACGCCGGCTGAGGGAAGGGCACACCTTCGGGATCATTAGATTCCCCTGCATTGAGTACCTCGCGCTCAGATGCTCCGTCAAGCACGACGAGGGTGCTACTCATAATGGAATCGTCGTCCCCGATCAGTACTTCGATCGTCACGGTTTGACCGGCGAGCGTTTCGAGAATTGAATCCAGAGGAAAGACTACCTTTGCAGGGGTCATATCCTTGCGGATCGTTCGTATGAGTCGAATCCTTTTCCCCTCGCCAAGAACTTCGAGCGAAACTGTCGTATCTACCGCATTATTTTGCGAGACGCTCACAAAATTATTCCCGCGAGCAAAACAGATTTCATTCGGATATACAAATGTAAGGCTATTAAAAGTCGATGTCCTCATTTTCGATCGATAAATTCAATAATTGAAAAACTCCCTGGTCGATAAGCTCGCTCAGTCGCCGGCTGATATTATCTACAACCGGAGGGATTGTATCGTAAAGAATCTCCGTGCCACCCCCTTCCCGGTAAAGTATGGTCCCGCGCTCCCACAGGCCTGTGGCCACACTATATGGATTGACCGAGCCGGCCGGTAATCCGTAACGGGATTCCTTCGCACGTGCCCATCGTCGCATCTGCTCTACACAGTCCGTGAAACTCGAAAATTGTTCCTGAACCTGGGAGGGCGAGCGCCCTTTATCAATACCCCAAATTCCTTTCCGGCCGACAAGCGAAGCCGAGAACCCTTTTTCGTCCGACTCGAAAAGTACTCGTATGCTGGCAGCTGTCTCGCCCGTCGTTTGTTCGGGCAGCCCAAGGGAGTTCACGGGGCGCCCGCTGTTCGTGCGCTTGGTAGCGATATTTTCGCGAATATGCTCGGCCGCGGACTCGAATTCTTCACGGCATATGGTGACGAACTTTTCCGGGCTGAAAAAGGATTGTATCTGCTCAATGCCGTCCATATCAGCATTGATTGTAGGTCATGGTCACCTCGCATCTAACGCCCGCGCAGAGGACGTCGAATTTCTCGGCAAAAGGTTCCAGGTAGGCAATATCTACCTCGACACCGGCCGCGCGAAGTCGCTCGAAGAAACCGAAAGCACGATCCTCCATCTTGGAAATGATCGGCAATACCTCTGTCGCCGTATCCGGCTCTGCGAGGCCGAGCGAATCGCAGAAAAAAAGCGTGGTAGTACGGCGCCGCTGATTATTCAACCGGCCAGGTGTGATACGCTCCTCAAACATGCGCAGCAGTACCGGATAGTCATATGCGTCATCCAGTCGGACGTTCACTTCTCCACGACGTACGTAGAAATACGTGTGCAGGCCGCTTTCTTTGGCGCAATTCGCTATGGTATTGTTTAGATTCATCGGCGGTCGCTTTTAATTTTGGCATTTTGCAAAGCCTGCATTTTGCGCATTTGGAGATTCTTGCAGCGCTCGGCCTCGAAAGCTTCATAGACAATGCCCCAGGGCATATTCCACACATCATCGAAGCGTACCGATCCCTCCATCAACTGTGCATACTGCCTGCATACCGAAACCATCCCACGATTTGGCTGCTTCACATGCGTCTGCTGCTCTTCGGCTGTCATGGGCATTTCGAGCTCGGCCCACTTCTTGGCGATCTTTCCCAATTGGTCTATGCATTCGATGAAGTAGCGATAAGCGCGGATAAAACGCAGGTTGCCTACCTCATTCTCCGAAATGTTGAGCATGACGCTCAAAAGCTTGAAAAAGTATCTCTTATCATCGGTTTTATTCAAGATGTCGAGTTCGAGCATAGTGATACCCGAGAGACTTCTTGCCGAAATAACCTGATCTTTAGAATAACGCCTCCCTCTCCGCAGCCTCAACTCCTCCACTTTCGGCAGTGCTTTTATTTCGGCAAAAATCCTCTCATTGCCCATAGCGAACAGAGTCGCATTGCCGGTGCAGATCTCTTTGACGGTATGTCGCGGGGTGATGGTCATAGTCCGTACATATTGATTTTTTCAAAGATCGCGCTACCATAATCGGGCGCGGCAGCATAGGGATCCATCAAGGCGGCAATCTGTCGGCACTCATCGACCATGTTATTCCAGACAGATATCAGTCGTGTTTGTGCGGATACCGGCTTGCTGCTCTCGGTTATCTTGAGCTTCTCACCGGCGATCGTATTGAAGGTTGCATGATCTCTTTGATAATAGAAATAGACGTATTTCGCAATCACTGATGACCGGTCGGCCAGATTGACCAGCATTGCCACAATATCGGGACGCTCGTCAATTTTTTCAGCCAGTTCCTTCCCCAGCATCATGCGGAGGAATTTGGGCTCATAGAATCTAATGTAGGCTTCTATTTCATCCTGCAATTTTTTAGACAGCGAAGACGCTTGACCGTCGCTTCGCTGGTCTATGCCCGCGATCCGAGTCATTGGATTGCTGAAATACGAATAGTCGATTAACATTGATTAGCGGATTAATGCGGGCAGGGGCAAGGCCTGCCCGCATGTTGTCACTTGCCCTTGAAAGTCGCCTTATTGCTTTTCACCAACTTCTCGGCGAGGAGCGGATGTACGGAATATTCCGCCATTTTGGGCATTCGCGGATCGCGGCCAGTGCCTACGATCCACACACGTTCGCTGAAACGAACCTCTTGTACTTCTCTTCCTTCGATGTTCTTTGTCATATCTTCGGATATTTGATGGTTACGCCGCAGCCTGCGTCGTCTTGTTGAGGGCCGCAATGACCGTATCGAACGAATCATAAATGACCGATCCGGCGTCGATAGTATTCTGATAGGAATGCAGACGCATCTCGGCGATATAGGTCACCATGTTCTTCTCGAAGTCATCGTTCACTAATCCCGATTCGAGGCGCAGGTTTTCCAGTACTTTGACAACCCACTTGCTGGTGTCCATCAGGAGGAATTTGCCGGGATCGATACGCGTGGTTTCGACAATCGACACACCCGCAATTATTTTGAGCAATTCGTCGCTCATGTAACGGCCGGACGCGTCCTTAGTGAGGTCAATACCTGCCTTTTCCGTGGGATTAATAAAAAGTGTGTTGGGCGTGAAATTCAGCATCCTCATTGCAAGCATGGAAGCACGCACAGCATCAGCCTCGTTTGCACGCTCGACAGAGCCGTCCAGATCACTCCCGATATACCCGCCGGCATCGGTAAGGATACCTTTCAGCTTGTAGCTCGATCCGTCGCCGATCAAAAGCTGCTTATCAACCTCCTGCATCAGGTCATCACGCATAAGCGTATTGATTTCCGAAATGATGTAGGGGAAGTCATTGAGCATTTCCGTCGAGATTTTAGTTTTAACGGCGACCTTAGCAGCGGTGCTCATGCCCTGAGTGTAATCCCAGCTCATCAGCGGCTTAACTTGCCCCTCTGCGATGAACGCCGCACCCCCACTGATCGTTCCGCGATTCACGTAGCGGATGATCTCAGACGTAGCCATGCCTTTGAAAAGGCGCGGGAAAATGGCGTTGGGCTCCTGCGGCGCAGACCCGATACCGGGCACGACTTCCGTATTGAATACGTTGATGGGGATTTTCCCGGTGGTCGATGTGTACATGGGAGCTGCGTCGGCCTTCATTTTGAGGAAAATCTCGACCTTTCCGTTCGATTTGATCGTTCGACGGTTGTCCTCGCTTTCGACAAATGCCTTGATCTGCTCCTGAAAGTCATTCTTAGGAACGCCTCCCGACTTTTCAAAGCGGGAAATGACGATCCCCTGTTCCTTGATGGCCGACTTCAATTGCTCGATCTCCTCCGCATTGCCGGCACGGGCCACCGCAGCATCCACGAAGGATTTCATTTCAGCATCCGTTACCAGCCCTTTTTTGAATTCGTTGAGCATTTCGCTCAGCTCCTTTTTGATTTCTTGTTCCATAAATTTAAGAATATTAGTTAAATAGAGAATCCTTGAAAGCTGCTCGCAGCTCATCGTTAAATGCCTTGCGGCGCTCTTCTTCCCCGGCAGGAAGCGATCTGCCCTTGAAATCAGTTAATACCCCCTCCAAACGTGACACAACCTGCTCGATGCGTCGGCCGCCTTTGTCCGAAAAGTCGCATTTGCGCAGCATGCGCTCCAGGTCGTCGATATAAGACACGCAGTCATCGATGGTGTAGAGTCCTTTCACGTCGAGCGTAGGCGTAAGCGGGTTGCAACCACGAAAGACGGTGCTGTATTCGAGCATTTCGAGCTCGGCTATATCCTCTCCCTTGATTTGCTTATTCTCGTTGCGCCTCAACGTGCGGTAAGCATAGGAGTGCTCCATTGCTTTTCCCTCATCATGCAGATGTTTGTAGGTTACGAAGAGGTCGTGACCGATGGATTTATCAAGGATAAGCTTACTTTCAATGATCGCATATCGGTCGGTCTCTTCCATGCGCTGTGGCGTCCCGACAATATGAGCCACATCGTGAATGTGATCGACAACATGCTTTATATTGGCCGAATCCCGGGCGAACGTTCCTGCAAAAGCCCCCTTCCGAACGATATCGTGCGCATGATCCTCAACGTCGAAGGCGGATATGGCGATGGTCACCAGTCCTTCAGGCCTTATATTCTCAATGTGAGCATCAAGAGATTTTATATTATATCCATTCATATAACTACGATTTATACTGTGTACTTCATCCATTCATCCCTGACCTCTTCACGCGAGAGGGCCCCGTTCTGTAACATCGTGTTGAGGGCATTTGCCAGACTTGCCGACGCAGCCATCTGTTCCCGGTTCGCCTGCTGGAAGATTTCGAGGTGATCGAACATAGGCACTACCCGCACTTCCTCGAAGCCGTATATGCGGTTGAGGACATCGAGAATGTGATTGGCCTCCGGAATGATCGCGTCGTTGTATAGAAACTTCTTGGATTCCGAAGCATTTGCATATTTGCTTTTTTCAACATCGATCAAAACACTCGGCACCTGGTATTGGTCAGCAATATCTTTTCGACAATTTTGCTGAACATCTACCAGCCCAAGGTCTGTTATAGTCGAGGATACAGCAGTATAGCCAACGTTGTAGTTCGTAATCAGATGCTTCATCTGATCCGACATAGTTCCGTAATTCTGCAGTGCGGTCCGAATATTATCTCGCTCCTCCTGGGTTACCGGCACATTGGGCATATTGAGAATCGGATTATTGGACGTCAGCGAAATGATTCCCAGCATACCGCGATTCACCATCAGCTCATTCACTGATTCGTATGCGGCAATGAAGGTATTTATCGGCTTCTGCAAAGGCACCATGCGTGAAGTTCCGGTGCCGATGGATGATGCAACATCCCGAACGAGGTACATATCCTGTGGACTCACCTTCAAGGTCGCTCCACTGTCGAAGTTGATGGTATAGCTTTCCACGTCAGCATCAGGATTGAACGACGGCGTGGCATTGAGAACTCTGTTGGTAACAACCATTCGATTCGGTACGACGTACAGGTCGAAGTCATTACGAATACCGGCCGGCCGCTCACAGTAGATGTAGGCTACACCGTGCATCTGCATGTATAATTCAACCATTCCCACAAAGTCCCCCAAATATTGTCCGGGGTTTGGATGAAGTATGCGGCGCATGTTGGAGGGAATCTCTTTCGGATTGTCGTCATTGCCAACGGCCCAGTACTTCGCGTTCTTGATAGCGCAGACCTTTTTAATGATGACGCTCGACAGTACCGGACAGGCTTTCATGGCCTGGATCTGTCCCTCTACAGTTGCACAGTTGATATTACGAGACGAAGTGCCCAGAATATCCCGCAGTTCGTTAAGCGTGAAGTGGAGTGTCGAGCTTTGGGGGGCCACTGCAGGTTCACTCTCTATTTTGCGGGTTCGCGCAGGTATGCTTATTCCGAAAAAACTCATGTTGTCAAAAAGTTCTTATGCTCACTCATCACATCATATCTGATCGCATCGAGCAGGTGATCGTTGCCGTCCTTCGGTTTGAGAAGCTGGATCCCATTCACGGAATCCCATACATAGGCGTTGACTTCGTTCTGCAACTCGCGGCTTCGGACGAAATTCAACCGGAAATTCTTGACCAAATAGATTCCGTCCACGAGCGAGCCGTGATATTTATTCACTTTCATAACGGGCAGTCCGCGAGCGACAAGAGAATTAATCATCCCCTCCGGATTCGATGCGTACTTGTCGGCTGAGTCCGCGAAGCAATATGTTTTTTTTGTAAAAAAGGGTTTTACAGCTTGATATAGGATTTCGGGATCGTCGATTGGCGAGTAGAGCAGCTTTTCCGCGTACAGGTCACTCCCTCGCACTGCGGTTCGGACAAGCGCCGTCGGGTCTTTCGTAAAGCCGAAGTCCAGCCCGAGAATCACATGCTCCAGGTCGGCCGGGAAAGAATCAATCCAGTTGATGTTCGGATAGATCAATCCCTCCTGTGCTGCTCGCATACCCAGACCATACACGTTCCATCTGTACGGGTCACTTGTTCCTGCCGCATCGTTATCGGGGGTAGGCTCATAGCTTTCGATACGCCGACGCACGGCCAGCGGGCAGAACGGATTATCTCGATAGGTAGTGTGAGTAAAGAACGTGTCCGGCTGTCCTTCCATGTCGAAGGCCCAATGCTGCGTGTATTTGGGATTCCAGTCCCCGATAATCATGGTAGTGCAGCGCATGGTGATGTTCTCGAATTGGGACTGCGAAATATCGTCGAGCATCTCGTTGAAGTAGACAATATCGCAGTCATATCCCTCCTTCCGATCCATTTTATCGAGACCCCGAAAGTGGATGACCGATTTCCCGATACGATAGTCAGGTCGGACATTCTCACCCGTGAGACAATCGGGGTCGTAATCGCCTCGCAGGATTAATTTTTTCTTAAAATCCGCAAGCGAATACTCTTTGCAGTCCTGCAAAGTGCTGCGAAATACATAGATATTCCATGCCCGATCTCCCTGCATGCATATATCAACCAGGAAGTCAAATGTGCAGAAGGTTTTACCTGACCGTGAGCCGCCCTCATTAAATACGCGAACGACTACTCCCACCAAAATATACAGCGAAAGAAGGTACCTTAGCACCGTATATACCTTGCCGCGATAGGTTCTCGGGTCCAGCATCATCCTTTGGTTTTGATGTCGTCCCCCGACGATGGGATGCTCATGCGGCCGACGCTGCGGATGATGCTCAGTGCATCTTTATCCACATTGACCGTTACTCCCGACCCCGACGTGATCGCTTTTCCGTCCGAGGTGATGTCGGTTTTGTCGGCCAGAGAAAGCACCCGCGCCGCGATGGACGGATTGAAGCGGCCGACCATGGCACCTGTCAATTGATGATCTTCGATTATCGCGCGGGCCCGCGCGCAGACGTCAAAATAAGCGGTGTATTCCTCCCGGCTCTCGTAATTGCGAAACGTCTGCATATGAATGTCAGCATACACGCAGAAGCCGGATAAGCTCAAGGGCCGCACTTTGGAGAGGGTCAATACTTCCCCTTTGGATACGACTTCATCGCACAGAGGATTATCCTCGGCCCATTTTACATAATCCAAAAATGTCTGATAAAGTGATTCCGGTGAGTGGCTTCGGGGCTTCCACGCACGGGCTTCAGTTGATTTATGGACTTTTTTTTGGGGCATAAAAATGGTCTGCCAGCTAATTAAGCCAGCAGACCTCTCCAACAACTACAACAACGAATGTCTTTGTAAATCTGCTGATTTTTAATCGCACGACAAAGATTTCAACGTTCGGCACATTGTGCAAATCGATTTACATTTTTTTGTAGGTTTTCAGAAAAAAACATGTTTTTTTATTCAAAAAAAATGTCTATATTTGTTAAGCAAAAAGGGAGTAGAGGATCACCCATGACGATCTTCATTTAAACAGCCGACGGGCTTTAAGCGGCAATATGAAAAATTTCATTAGCAGCTACGATTTTGTAAAGACCTGCATTGAGAAGAACGATGTCCGTAGTATCTTCAACGCACTTGATTATTTTTTCGTCGAAAAAAACAAAATCGAATATTCCAATGAGGCAGAGGTTATTTTTGACCTTCTGGAAAAATTCGGGACGGGATTCATCGTAGATATTTGCAAAAGAGCCAAGAATGACAACATTCGTCTGTCCGACAAACAGCGCTGGTGCCTCGCTTTCGCTCTTATGAAAATCACCGTGGAGCAGGTAGAGGAATACGAAGGCGAATCCAAAGCCGAATCCAAAGCCGAATCCGTAGAAGAAAGAGAATCTTACAAGAAGGAGATTATTGCGGAAGCCGAGGCCGGCAAAGATGTAGTTTTTATCGACGGCATCACGCTTAAAGTCATTAACAAGCACGATAGCATTATTCTCCATGATTTTCCAAAATGGAAAGACACGGAGCGTATTGCGGACGTGCTCCAACTCGATACTTTCGATAGGCAACCCGTCATTATCAGACAACGCTCTGGCTTAGCGGCGTGGAAATGGGAAATTGTCGGCCCCACGGATGATGGTATTTCGTATAACGACAATATTAACCCGCACACCGGGGAGGAGGATCATTCAACGTACATGAAGTTAGAGGAGGATTCGTTTATTTATGAGGTCGCGATCATTTTTCAAAAATGAGAAAATACCCTGCATTCATCATCGACCGAAGTCGCCGTTTGGAAGCCTCGCGCTTCAGCGACGATTTCGTCGTGTGCCCTGACAAAGAGGTCGGATTCATCGCCCGCGTATTTAAATTGCCAAAATCCCGACGTGAGGAGTTTGAAATTGGCCTCCGAAATCTTACCGAAGAAGCCATCGATAACCGTTATGTTTTCGCTGTCGTCGGTGACGTATTCGTAGTTTTGGAGGTCGTTAAAATGTTATATGAACCCGTGGCCCATATCAGCCGATTACGCCCATTGATGAAGAAGGCCATGAAAGCATATCTGTATGGGGAGGACTGTGCTGTTAATCGGGATGGTGTAGCTTATGACGATCAGATCGCAGCTGTCGAAGAGGTGATAAGACTGGCGGAGTCCCAAGAGTCACGTTTGGTAGATATGAACGGTGAGGCGGGCGCACGAGCATTTACCGCAGCTCTCAAAGCCGCCCGGGACAGCATCGTCTTGCTGCAAAAAATTATAAAGGTTTCATAGAGCTATCTTCTTAAAATAACCTACTTAACTGTAACGGATAGATTTACCATTTGATAAAAAACGACTTGATAAAAAACGACCATCCCGGATTGTGGATGGTCGTTTTATGCTAATCGCAAATGTTGAATCAGTCCCCACTCGTTCGCTCGCTGTGGATGTCACAAAGTTTGTAAAAGGCTTCCCGGCCGTATTTCTCGATGAATTGCTCGCGGAACAAATACTTTTTGATCGCTGGGTCAAAATAAACCACGTTCTTATTGTCTTTTGTCGTTGCGATCAATGAAATATTCAATTCTTTAACCATGGCGACTGCTCTCGTGAAATCGTACTGACCCTCACGGCTCAGTTCTACTACGCCACTATTATCTTCCGGATCTGTTTTGACCACAAGCTGCTTAATGAGGAACAGGCCTTGGTTATTATATTTCTTAACAAATTCATCTTCGGGTACGTAATCCAGGTTGGAGGGATCGAAGTATAGCGTAATTCCTTCCCGCTCCACAATCAGGTTGTGGCCTGCGGCCAAAAACTGACGCGCCTTCTCGATGTTGAATTTATGGGAAATAGCCGGATTATCCCCAATGAAATCAACCGCAATGCCATTTGCAATCCACACAGGCATAGAGTTCTGAGTATTTGGGTAATACTCAAATTTCACTCCGATCAAACCGTTGGCGCCTAATTTCCTGGCGCGCTCGACCAAAATATCAAGCAGATCGTCCGTGGACATCAGATCGTACTGCCCATTTTTTTTGTAACCACAAACATGACGAACGGTCAATGTCGCTATGGGCGTGTACTGAAATCCGGCATAGGAGTCAGATGGGGATACCCAGAAACCGGAGTTAATAAACCGGGTGTAGTTCGTATGGAATACTTCGGTCTTGGATAACATCAACGAACAGCTTCCAAGCGTTGTGCAAATCAGTATCAACGCTATTAATCGTATCATCTTCATTTTTCAGAATTAGGTTTTTCGTATAACGGGATGATCTTCGTTTCTATGATTGTCTCTTTTGATGTTAAATGGCTACTCCCCCTTTTTCGGCCGTACGATCGATGCCGTTACTTTGTAATTTCTCGATAATCCCGATAAGACGACTGTTCTGTTTCAGTGCCTCCTCAGTCTGCGCCTGTTGCCGCTCGAGCATTTGCAACAACTTCCTGTTTTCCATAATCAAATCATTTAAATTATTATCAGGGCTTAGAGGTTGCTCGGGTTCAGATTGCGATGGCGGATTGATATCCCTGCGGATAGTAGCCTTTTCGATATTCGCTTTCCTTTCAAAATAATCAACAATTAATTTAGCTCTTTCGGGCCGTGGCGCTTTCCCCTTTCGATACGAGCAGATACTACTCTGAGAAATGCCCGTGGCATTACTCAGTAAATAGGGTCTGTAGTTCTCTGTTTTTAATAGCAAAACAGCTTTTTCTACTAATAATTCATCCATGCGCCATCACCTGTATATAAAATGTATATAATTATTTCACAAAATATAAAATAATAGTATAGTGCATTTTTGGTTATTAATCAAAAATTAATTTACTTTGCATAAACAAATAATTCGATTAATTCATATTGCAAATATATTAAAACATTTGTTTGTTTTAAATACTACAAATATAGCATAAGAAACTTTCGCAAACAAATAAAAGATATGAAAAGATTTCTTTGGCTCGACTTAACCTCAAAAAAGGCCTACCGTCAGACGGTGTCCGATCTGGAAGAGGAGAAACGTAAGGGCGCCGAGCTTTGTTTCCGCCAAGCGAAACGCATCGAGGAGCTCGAAGCGAAGCAAAGGCAGCTCACAATGGAACTCACGGCTGCCAACAAACGAGCCGAAGAGTGGCGTAGCATGGCCGAGCGGTTGCCGCTGCGCGGCCCGAGAGGTCGGTTTGCGAAAAAGACAAACCAAGATGCCGGCAGTGACAGGATGTGAAGATCGAGCCGGAAGGGATTGACGAAAGGCGAAGGCATGATACACACGCATGTCGGGAGGTTCGAGGCCCCCAATCCCGCGAGGATTCTGCCTCATTAGTTAAACAGTTTGGGTTAGTAGTTTAGTTCGGGCACCGTCATCCGTGACGGCCCACGGTGTCCCCGGGTGCATGGCCGAGAGGTTAGGCACAGGTCCGCAAAACCTGGCAGGGCGGTTCGATTCCGCCTGCACCCTCCAAATCCCTTCAATTATGATTAAGCAAGAGAACGATTCCTTCAACAAAGGACTTAACCGCGTCCTTCCGATCCACCATGAAGCCGTGCGGGATGAGATCATTCATCAGCTCGGTTTGAAGAATGTCGTAAGTTATTCCGTACGACGCGCTGGATACGTCCACTACAGCCCGGCCGAACGTCGCTGCATCGAGGAGGTGTTTGCCAAGTACGGCGTCCCGAGCTCGGATGTGTGGGGTGAAGAGCAGATCTATACATGCGTCAAAAGACACCGGACGCTATGAACTTGCTTGCCAATCTGACCCGGCGCGAAAGCCAGGTCGCCGAACTCCTTGCATGGGGTGCTTCGCGCAAAGAGGCTGCCGATCAGCTCAATATTGCGACCAACACCGTATTGACCATTTCGCGCAGCATCTTTCGCAAAGTAGGGATTCAGAAGGCGACTGAACTATCGGTATGGTGGTTCTGTCGGCGCTTCAACATTTCACCCGACCTCTCGCCCGTTCGTCGCCGCTTCGGTGCCACCATCCTTCTGATGTTGTTTCTCTTGGCGACGTTCACCGACCATCCGCAGGCCGTCAGACGCATACGTCGTGGCCGGAGGAACGAATATGAGTATGTTGAGGAATTCTAATCCAAATATCGTATGACGACAGCCCTTGTAATGATCGCCGTGATGTTGATCTCGACCCTGTCCCTTCTTTTGTTGTTCAACAACCTGGTTACGCAGGCCGATCTACTGATCCGCGTGTTCGGCCGCATGTATGGGTGGGCGTTTGCCTTCACAGCGCGTGTCGTTCTGTTCATCCTCTCGCCGCTACTCTTCCTGTGGCTTTTCGTAAGGCTAATAGCGAGCTGTTTAAATCACGAGAAAGACCAGCAAACCCCTAAGAGTGAATTATGAAAATCTATACACAAGCCGAATTCAATGATATTCCTCGGGATAATAAAGGCATAAAACATTGTCCTAATGGTGATTATTCAGAAATAAAATTCTTTGGCGAGCGCTGTTCCTTCAGCGAGCGCTGCTCCTTTGGCGAATACTGCTCCTTCGGCGAGTGGTGCTCCTTTGGCGAATACTGCTCCTTTGGCGAGCGCTGTTCCTTCAGCGAGCGCTGCTCCTTTGGCGAATACTGCTCCTTCAGCGAGTGGTGCTCCTTTGGCGAGCGCTGTTCCTTTGGCATGCGCTGTTCCTTTGGCGAGTGGTGCTCCTTCGACAAGTTCTGCTCCTTTGGCGAATACTGCTCCTTCGGCAAGCGCTGTTCCTTCAGCGAGTGGTGCTCCTTTGGCGAGCGCTGTTCCTTTGGCTACAGGTGCTTTTTTGAGAACGTCGGAGTTGCGAAAGCCGGGTATCCATTTGCTGCTTATATCGGAGCAGGAAGTCGTCAGGGATCAAAAACGTATTTCTTCAATCTTGAAGCAGGAATATATGTACGCTGTGGTTGTTTTTTGGGGACGCTGGACGAATTTATCGCGAAAGTAGAAGAAACTCACGGCGATAGTCATGCTGGCCAGGAATATAAGGCCATCGCCGAGCTTATCAGGGATAAGTTTTCTTAGTTAATTTCTTAGTTAATTTCTTAGTTAATTTTATACGAACCCAAATATATTTTCAATACCCAAACAAATATGGGGAAGTACGAATTGACCTCCGAATGTCGCGAATTGGGCGGCCAGAAATTGTATCGAATTATCGCTGTCCGGTCTTTTAGTAACATCAAGGAAGGCGATAAGGGCGGCTTTGTAAGGTCAGAGGAAAACCTGTCCCATGACGGCGATGCGTGGGTGATGGGTAATGCCTGTGTGTTGGACAACGCATTGGTCGAGGGAAATGCACGGATATTCGGTTGTGCAATGGTAAGTGACAATGCTATTATTTGGGAAAATGCGCGAGTCTTCGGCAAGGCTGAGGTGTGTGAATACGCGCATGTTTCGGGAAATGCGATTGTGAGAGGAGAAGCATCGGTATCGGGTCATGCCAAAATACGCGATCGTGCGAACGTGTTTCAACATGCAGAGATCGGCGACAATGCGAAGGTGGTGGATGATGCTTATGTATTCGGGTACGCTAAGGTAAACGGCTTAGCCGAGATCTCCGGTCATGCACGGGTGCACGGAGAGGCGGAGGTGTACGGTAATGCGATCGTGGGTTTTTTGGCAGATGTCTTTGGTGATGCGAAATTGTCACACGATGCGCGGATCGGGGCTATGGGTGACTATGTCACGCTTAATGGATTCGATGTCAATGGGAACTGCATTATCGCTTTCCGCGACTCCAATATCGGTGTCAGAATAAAATGGGGGTGTTTTAACGGTTCCGTCGATGAATTCCTTAATATGGTAGAAATGACCTACGGCAACAGACCGTTGGGCCTTCAATACAAGGCTATTGTCCAGATTATTCGTAATAAGTTTTTATACGAACCCAAATATATTTCAATACTCAAACAAGTATGGGAAAGTACAAATTGACCTCTGAATCTATTTCGAGGTATGGACACACATTATACCGGATTGTCGCTACTCGGTCTTTTGGCAACGTGGTGGAGGGCTCCCGGGGTGGCTTTGTCGAATCGGAAGAAAACCTGTCGCAAGTCGGCGATGCGTGGATTTCAGGAAATGCGAAAGTATGGGGAAATGCACAAGTGCAGGATGATGCCCGGGTGTTTGATAATGCGGAAGTGTTTGGTAATGCTAAGATATCGGGGGAAGCAATGGTATTTGGAAATTCGTATGTTACAGACTATGCTTCTGTAGCGGGCTATGCTCAAGTTTGCAGCAACGCGCATGTGGATTACTTTGCCAAGATATTCGGTCACGCTCAGGTGTACGGCCATGCTCATATAACAGACAAATCCCGGATATTTGAGAATGCACGTGTGTATGGAAAAGCACAAGTTTCGGACGACGCGCAAGTATCAGGCGATTCATGTATATCAGGCGATGTAAAGGTCTTTGGTAATGCACGATTATCCGGTAATGCGGTAATTGCGAGAGCTGGTGATTACATAACTTTTACAGGATTCGGATCCAGAGGTCTATGTACAACCGCCTTTCGAGATACCAATATCGGAGCCAGAATAAATCACAACGACTTCACGGGCGGTGTCGATGATTTCATTGCTAAAATCGCAGATATGTACACGGACTGTGATCTTCGTATGGAATACAAGACGATCGCGGAACTGATTCGTAGTAAGTTCTTAGGAAAGTGAATCCGCAATAATCCGAATCACCGTGCCGGTCGCTGCAAAATATGATGCTGAGTTTTTTGCAAATTCAAAAGGTTTGCGTATATTTGAAGTGCCAAAGTCTCATGTCTCGTCTTTAATAAGACGATACTTATACCGCTATACGGCGGGCTTACTTTCGAGTACATCTTGCAGACGCAGATGTGGGACTTTGGCGAGTTACGAAAGGGGCCTGCCTCTTTTTTACATATTTATTTATAAACTTTCAGACCTATGCCAAAGTCCCCTGAAAGCGTTGCAGCAGCGAAGAATAGTACCTGCTCCGCACCCATCACGCGCAGAACACGCGTCCACTCGAATTCATCCAACTATTTCGCAAATCTATTTGCGGATTCGGAATCTTTGTGTATCTTTGTCGTTGGCAAACGGTCGTCGGTACACGACTACCAAAGACATATTAGTAAGCTGCTCAAAGTTAATTGGGCGCAGTCTCGTAGCACTTCTACCCCGTGTAGTCGTGACCGTTTGCCAAAACAGAGAGGCTGCGCCCTTTCTTTATATACCATTTTTGACCTACAATGGCAAACGGTGTCAAAATTGGGTGTTCGGCACAAGGTGCCGATTATCCGACGTACAACCCACGAAACGGGTTCAAATCTATCAATTATTCTCACGAACCGCTTGCGGATTCAGAAACTTTGTGTATCTTTGTCTTTGGCAAACGTACTGTCCAAAGTACACAAAACATACTTCAACCGCATTACAGCGGGGTTCCTGGGGCTGTTCCATTCTTTGGTACAGTGCGTTTGCCAAAACACAAGGGAGCCTCGCTCTTTTTATTTACTTATCAAACACCTTTTGTTACCTATGGCAAACGCTAACAAAAGTGATTCGGGCAAATTATTACCCGGATTACAACGTACAACCCACGAAACGGGTTCAAATTCCTCTTACCTATTCCCGACTGCGGACCGCGCTCTCTTCATTGCATAACGCCGTGAAGTCGAAGCTGGTACGCATCGAGGAGCTCAAGGCAGCACTTCGAGGCAGCTACGGTGCCGCGGCCGTAGATGCGATCAACGATTATCTCTTCACCGACATCGTGAATGGCGGCATCCGCATCGGCCTGGATATGATGCAGGAGATGGCGGCCGCCGGCGCGAGCGCGAGCGACACGAGTAAAAACGCATGACCTATGGAAAGTCAGCAGATCATCACCGTCACCCCCGATCAGCTACAACGCATGATCGACGCAGGCGTGGACCGGGCCATCGACCGGGTCGTCCCGAAGCTGGCCGACTACATTCTGAACGTCGAAAAGCAGGAGAAACCCGACCGCATGAGTATCGAGCAGGCGATCGAGTTCCTGGCCGAACACGGCTACCCACTCTCGCGGCAGGCGATCTATCAGCGCACCTGCAACAAGACCATCCCGCACGAACGCCTGGGCAACCGCCGGCTGTCCTTCTCGCGCCGGCGCCTGGCCGAGTGGGTGGAGCAGGAAGCCTCCGCTGTCAAGACGGCCGACGAGAGCCTCGAGGAGGCCGGCCGGTTGATTTCCGAACAATCGAAACGTAAAATGAATTGACATGAAAAACGAGAATATCGAGCTCATCGAGGTCGAACTGACCGAGGAGCAGAAGAAAGCCGCGGCCGACTGGCGGCGGGAATATGCCGAGATGCGCCGGCGCTGGCGCACGTACGTCCTTAAACTCCGCAACGATGAATGAGACGATGAATTTGTACGAGTCTATCGGCGAAATCTTCCGTCCGATGGGCGCCTCCGCAGGTGTCGCCGAGTGCGACCGAGAGGAGAACGTGAAGTTCCAGGAGGTCGTGCAGCGTATGTGGGTAACGTCCGACCTGTATCGGCAGATCGCGGGCTATATCCGCGACTATGCAAAGGTTGAGGCCGAGACGCCGGCGTATTATCGCGCCCGGTGCGCCATGGAAGAGATCACTTTCTGCAACGCAGCGACCAGCGACGCCGTGCTGGTAGTATCGGGTGATGCGTGGCTGCACTATGTCAAGGTGCAGGAAGAATGGGGTCCCGAGGAGGTGCTCAGCCGCGTGGATCTGGACCTGACCGTCACGGCCTACAACAGCCTGAACGAGAAGATCCCGTGCGACTTCGATGCAAAGGAGCTTAAGAAAATCATTTTGTCATAAAACCAACAACCAACAACTCACAATTATGGAAGCTACAAACGCTGTTGTCAAAGTCGATTTCAATCACCTGCCTGACCTTACGCAGGCCGAACCCGAACCGGTAGAGCTTTCGGGCGAATACTGGACGCCCGAGCAGGAGGGCGAGACCCGCCGGCTGTTCTTCGTCGGACTCAACGTCGAATCCGTCGTCGATATGGAATCCGGTGAGTCCCGTGATCTCCTGGTCGCGCAGTTCGTTGAGAATATCAACGGCGAAGTGCGTGCCGTCCGCAACGGTTCCCGCCGTCTTGTCGGCCTGTTCGAGGCGTTTCAGTCGTCCATCAAGCCGGGCGATGCTTTCGAGATAACCTATCTCGGAAAAAAGAAGAACAAGAACAACGGCTACAAGTCGGACAACTGGAGTGTGAAACGACTGATCGTTAAATAGTCATGAACTATGGTTTCGATGTGACCGATTTAACCGGTGCGGCGATTTGCTCGGAAGAGCTCACGCCGCTCCGGTTCGACCGGTCGGAATATACTCCTTTCGAGGAGTTCGTGCACAGACTCGATGATCTGCCGTCCAAGCCGACGCGGGTTTCTGTGCGGAGCCTGGGCGTGAACGGAAAGGTGGTGAACGACCGGATGGATAAATACCTCGGACACCTGGGCGAGAGTTCGTCCCTGCTCAAAGAGGTGTTGAAGTCCCCGCGCCATTACCTTGTCGCCCGCAACGGTGAGGTAAAGCCTCGCAATACTGCGCATTTCGATCTCGGCACTTTCGTACATTCGGCGTTTTTGGAACCACAGAAATTCGACAAGGTACTTATCGAGCCGCCAGCTAACCGGGGGACGATCGGCGGGATATGCACGCTGATCCGGTACTATTGGGAGCTGCTGGGCCGAGCGCAGGATGCCGACCTCTCTTCCATGAAGATGCAGGACATGCGCGCGAAGCTGGCCGAGCTGGAGACCGAAGCGGCGGATGCGGGGTATTCGTTCGTGGATGCGCAGACCAGCACGATCATCAAAGTGCTCCGCGCCGCATACCGGACATACGGCGGAGGTATCATACCGCGCCTGCTGCGCTGTGCGCGATCCGAAACTTCCATGTACACGACCGATCCGCAGACCGGCCTCGCAGTGAAAATCCGGCCGGACGCGATGCTGCTTGAGGAACATGTCGGCGCCAATGTCATCGTGTCGGTCAAAACTACGTCGGCGCCTTCCCCCAAGGCTTTCATGAGCGATGCGGCCCGCTACCGCTATGAACTGTCCGAGGGGATGTACCTCGAAGTTGCGAGCCACGTCACCGGCCGGAGGTTCTCGGGCACGCTGATGATCGTGGCACAGACGACGATCCCCTTTCAAGTAGCTCTGATATGGCTCGATGCGGAGGATTTGCAGATTGGCAAGTACAAATACCGTCAAGCGCTCGACATTTTGCATCAGTGCAAAACGAACAACTCGTGGCCGGGCTTCGACTGCATGGCGGAGGAGGGTGCACACGGCATTCTGCAAATTCGCTTTCCGGAGTGGATCAAGTATGAATTGGAACCCCAATACATTCCTCAATAGCATGTACCAGATTTCCAATCAAACCTACGCGCAAATAACGTCCATCTTCCGGGCGCTCGCAAAGTGCCAGGGTCAGACCACACGGGAGCAGGATGCGCTGCGAAGAATGAAGCTCCTGGGTAAGAAGCTGGCCAAGGCCAAGAGGATCGAGAATGAATAATGAAGTCGCTTATATGGGAAGAAACAACAAAATCGAGCTACAGTATTTCACGGTGGACGTCAATATTCTCCATGATAAGAAAGTTCGTCGTCTCACGCGCAAGTATGCCCGCGGCATGGAGTTCTACATCTACCTCCTCTGCGCGATTTACTCGGACAAGGGGTACTATCTGCCATTCGATGACGATACGATCTACGATATCGCCGACGAGATGCGCATCAGTGAGGACGAAGTACGCGAAATGTTGGACTTCTGCATGAGCGATACGATCGGTTTGTTTAGCCGGGTTATGATGGAGAAACATCGGATTTTGACTTCGCGGGGAATACAATTCAGATACCTCGATACCATCCGAATTCTTAAAAGAAGGGTGAATATTGACCCGTTGTATTCGTTGATTTCCGAAATTTCTTCCGAAGAAAATCCCATTTATTCCGAAGAAATACCGATTTCTTCCGAAGAAACCCCCATTTCTTCCGAAGAAATGCCGATTTATTCCGAAGAAAAGGGCATTTATTCCGACAAAAGTAAAGTAAAGAAAAGTAAAGTAAAGGAAAATAAAGTAAAAGAAATCTCTCTCTCTGCCGCGAGCGGCGACGAGAGTGTCAAAGAGAGAGAGAGATTTTTGGAAATTTTATTTTTTGAAAAAGAATTGCTGTCGCCACAGCAAGAACTCGACAGGTTTGTCGCCCATTACGAAAAATCCGGGTGGCTCGATGCTAACGGCAATCCGGTACGCAATTGTCTTGCGGCGCTCAAATCCTGGGCGCCGGACAAAAACGCAGTCAAATGCCGCTCCGACACCGTTACGTTGTGGCGAAAAGTGTACGACGCCATCGGCCGGGCAGCGCCGGGAGACGACCGTGCGATTATGCTCGAACATTTTTTGGGATTGATAGAGGAAGGACCGAACATCCTGCTGATCGGGGCGGATAAATCGCTTCCCGTATGGCTTGAACAGCCGAATCATGTTTCCGCAATGCGTGAAATTCTGGCTGCTAAGTTCGGTGCGGACAAGAAAATCATTTATCGGGTGCCGAGAAATGAAGAATGAGGTGATGAGCCAAAGCATCAGCGGTATGAAAATGTCGAGACGTCATTTTTACCAGTGGCTTCATGCAATGGATTGGATTACTATAGCACGTTGAATTAAAGCAACTAACATGCACAACAACTCAGAAATTATTTCAACATGACCCACGCATCCTTATTCAGTGGCATCGGCGGCTTCGACCTCGCTGCGGAGTGGGCCGGGTGGACGAACGCTTTCAACTGCGAGATAGACCCGTTTTGCCAACGAATACTCAAATACCATTTTCCCCATGCGGAACAATACGGAGACATCAAGACAGCAGACTTTACCGTTTGGCGGGGACGCATCGACGTCCTTACCGGCGGCTTCCCCTGCCAGCCGTTCAGCCTCGCGGGCAAGCGCAGGGGCACGGAGGACGACCGCTACCTCTGGCCGGAAATGCTGCGGGTTATTCGGACTGTTCGACCCCGCTGGGTCGTGGGCGAGAACGTTCTCGGAATTGTTAATTGGTCGCAAGGAATGGTCTTCGAGCAGGTGTGTGCTGACTTGGAAGCGGAAGGATACGAGGTGCAATCGTTCGTTATACCAGCTTGCGGTGTCGGCGCTCCCCACCAGCGATACCGGGTGTGGTTCGTCGCCCACCATGCTGCTGCCTACGGTTCAAACGCAGGGGTTGAAGCAATGCAAGAGAGGGGAAACGGTGTTTATGCCGATCGGGATGCTGCCGACACCGAAAGCCAGAGATTACCAGTCCCCTGGAAATCACGGAACCGGAGGGCAGGATTTGAGAACCGTCATATCATCCCGGACTGGTGGAACTTCCCAACTCAATCCCCTGTTTGTAGCCGAAATGATGGGGTTCCCGACGGATTGGACGGTATTACCTTTCCAAGCTGGCGAATCCAATCTATCAAAGGGTTCGGAAATGCCATCGTGCCGCAAGTAGCATTACAGATATTTGAAACGATAAATGAATATGAATTTAATCGATATAAACCATGAAAGATCAAACCACAACAATCGAACAATCGTGCCGCCTGTTGGAGCTGGGCGTTCCGGCGAAAGCGGCAAGTATGTGTTGGGTGAAAGACCCCAATGAAGGCGAATATAGCCTCTGCCTGCACGATGAATTTTGCTACGAGGTCGCAGCTCTTGAACCCGTTCCCGGCTTCACGGTCGGCGACCTGATAGAAATGCTACCGAAGCAAATAGGGAACTCGCATACAGAATATTTCCTAAACATTGGGAAGGGGGTTAGTCGCAAGTATCATATATCGTATCAATATGGAAGTGTGAACCATCAAGGAAAGGTTACATATAATCTGAAGTTCAGATGCAAAGACGGTAGCGGCCTGATAGAGCGCCTTGTTGAAACGATCGAATGGCTTTTGTCGAACGGATATAAGTTGAAGGTATGAAACACGAAGTCAAACAACCGCTGCGCCTTGAGAATGGGACGTTCATGCGTGGCGAAGTAGAAGTGCCGATAGAAATAGGCAACGCCGAGCAAATAGCGCTTTTGCAGAAAATCGAGCGCGACATGCGCATCCGGGAAAAGGATGCAAAGGCCGGGAAACTGGAAGATGCAGAATACGAGTACGGTATAATCACCTGCAAAAAGTGCGGTCGCGAATACGAGATTGAGAATAAATATGCTAAATTGGTTGAGAAATGAAAACTAAATTACTCAAACGGCTGCGGCGGGAAGCGGACGAAGCCGCTGATGATTATTTTTTTGTATGGATGAACAACCCGGATTATAGTCGCAGGCAATTTGAACGAATGCACATCCTCCGCCGCGTTGCGGAGCTAAAAGCACAGAGAAGATGAAGATCGACACCAAATTCAATCGCGGGGATGTTGTTTATTACATGAGCTCCGATAGAATCTGTTGTAGCGCGATTAAGGAGATAGAAATTCATCTATCCGTGGATTACAAAGAGGAGCCAGCGATCATCTACAAACTGTTCGACGGATGCCATCTTGTAAATCCGGAAATATTGTGTGCGACTGGAGAAGAGGTCGCAGCGGAATTGTTAAAACGCATATAAATTTTTTAGCTCAAATTATGGCAGAAAAGATTATAACAAAAATAATTGGATATGACTTGGATTATCTAATACGGTTTCAAGAAAATGTAATCAAGACTTGCACCACTGAGGGCTTTGACCCTAATATGCTTTCAGCGATGCAGGATATTAAGAATATCCTTGAAGGAATAAAAGAGTGCGGATTGATTACGGAATTACCAGCAACTAAAGGCGTATCATACCTCAAAATGAAAACAAATAGTGAAATGTAATTATGGGAACCGTACACATTCTGAATCGAGCCACGAACGAACACTACGCTTGGCAGGCTTTCAAGGTAGAAGATGTTCCGCAGGATCAGCACTCTGAACTTTGCGTATTGGTTTATAACGACAAAGGCTCTTATCCGATTATAATAGAGCCATTCCACATTAGACGTTGTTGTAATTTCTATGAACATGGGGTATGGGAGAGTTATCGTGCAATGAAACTATCCGAAGCGATCAGAATATTCGACAACATCGATCAAATCAACGCCGCGCTTTACAAAATCGGAGGGAGAGAATTCATGCACAACGAGGAAGTGTGGCTGATGGAACCGTTTGATGATCGTCGCGCATATGTATTCACCGGCGATAGGGCGAACCCGATAAAAACGAGGGACAAGATGTCATACGCGCTTAGGAGGTACGTCAAAATTTATCTTAAAAAATAACCCAGCTATGGTAACAAAAGAGCAGTACGACGCCGCTAAAACGGTTGTTCAATTATACGAAGATCAAGAGTATGCCAGGAAGTTGGAGCAAGCACAAAATGATTTTCCGATAGGTACAATGGTTCGTTCCACCTACTCGGATTATGCAACATCATCGGGTGAAGTGTATGCTTACGGACGACATGGCAAGGAAGTAACGCTCAAAGTAAAGGGTTACTGCAAATTAAGTATTCTCGCAAAATATGCTGTGAAAAAGTGAAAAAAATAAACTTCAACGACCGCTACGGTCTGACGCAGGCGGAGGATCATAAATAGTCGAATGGTATGGATACGAAACTGACAGTCGATGAAATCCAGATTGCGCTCCGCAATAGCGGTATTTGGAACAAACGGCAGGATATATTCATTCCGAACCTCTCGTGGGGATTGCTTCAATATGAAGCCGATCTGGTAATTATCACCAAGTCGGGGTATATGACCGAGGTGGAGATCAAACGGTCGTGGGAGGATTTCAAGGCTGATTTTAAGAAAAGCCACGAACACAACGATCCGCGCGTCTATAATTTCTACTACTGCGTGCCGGAATCGATTTGCGATCGGGTTGTTGCCTTTCTAACTGAAAAATACGACGCGGGCCGCCCGGCGGTGCTTTGCGTGTCGGAAACGGGAGGTATCAGGCGCTACGGCGGTGGTGTCTCTCATCGTGGAGGCCGCAAACTATTTCTCGAAGAACAGCTTACAGCGGCCCGTCTCGGATGTATGCGGGTTTGGAACCTGAAAGAGAAATTTTTAAAACAGATAGAGTGATGAAAAGTGAAAAAGCAAAAGATGGGATAGAACGATTCAGAATTACAATGGCTTTAGAATATAAAGACGAACTTAACGAGTTATGCCGATTATTCAAAGAAATCGCAGAGGTCGCCGAGCAGGAGGCCGAGGAGCGGATATATCGGAAAGCACATAATATTATCAAAGAAATGATGGACGGCATTTTTAAGGGCGACATGCCCCAAAAGATCGCCGATGAATTTATCCGAAAACTAAACGAGAAATGAAAACAATTGAGGAAGCGGAGAGGGAATATTCGTTATCATCATACCCCACGAATAAAGATATGCAATTTGCGTGTGAAATGCACTTTGAGGCTGGGGCTGAATGGATGCGTAAGCAACTGACGCAGTGGATTGATCCGAAAGAGGCTTTGCCGGAGGACGATAGGAATGTGCTACTGAAAACTAACGACGATTACGACGTCTATTCAGTCGGGTATTTCAATGGTAATTGGTGGGGCGGGAATCTACCGGTAAATGCGCAGGTTATCGGCTGGCGGGAAATTAACGAATAAATATGATATGAAAGCAACTGAACTAAAAGATATAGTAGGTTATCTTCCATACGGCCTTATTGGGTATCAGGAAGGACATATTTGCCGAATCGATATGCAATTTGTAGCCCGGCAAGGGGTGCAATTGTGTAATTACAAACCAGTCCTCCGTCCGATGTTTGACCTTACCAAAGAAATTATCCATAGGGGTAAGAAATTCGTGCCGATGGTTGAAATAGGTAAATTACTCGGATTCGATAACCTGAAAAAATACGAAATCGACGGTGAAATCCAATATGGCTTTGAAACCCACTATGCCGATGATGCACAGGGCTACACATTCGGATGGCATCAAGCGGCGCAATCGTTTGGTGTGTGGTACGACCGAATAGACGAAGAAACACAATCAGTTGAAAGCCTGATTATGAATTTGTATGCTTTTGACAAACTTGCCGAATGGATGTTTGATTATCGTGACCTAATTGGGAAAGGTCTTGCAATCGATGTGAGCGAATTGAATGAAAACCCGTATAAAATTACTATAAAATACTGAGATTATGAAAACGACCATCAACAACGGAATTTACATCCTTGACAGCAACCGAGAGCTTCACAGGCTCGACGCATGGATGCAGCAGCCTGATCCGACGATCGCACAGACCGTCGTACTGGTAACCGACTTTGGAGCACTCGAAATCGCCAAAGACGACCTGCCGGGCGAGTTCAATTTCGAGGAGGCACAGAAAGCCGCCGCCGACTACCGCGAGGGATTCCGTTGCCCGACCCGGCACGAAGCAATCGAAATGTACGACGCCCGGTTCCGCGGACTGGACGAAGCCCTCGCAAAGATTGGCGGTCAGCCTATGAACGACGGCTGGCGCTGGACGAGCGAAGCCGACCACGACCCGGAGTGCAATTCCAGCATCGCGTTCATCTACGGCGGCCTCACGGGCAGCGTGGGCAACAGCAGCAAGTATGGCACGTACTCCGTGCGGCCTGTGGCCGCGTTCAGAAATGATAGGGATGAATAAACATTATGAAATCCGCTTGGTTATACCTTTGGGCTGCAAACTTTTGGGATGCAAAACCGAGGATGATGTAGCCGTGGTGGTATTCGAGGACGACACCGGCCCCTGCATCCGCAGCATAGGATTTTGTCGGGAACATACCGGGGAAGTGTTGGAGGAAGAGGAATAGAAGCCTCGGCATTTGCTTAAATCTAAAAATAATGACCACGAATAAGCGTAGGGGAGGTGTGAGGGATGAGTCTATTATTTATGTAGATTTTGACCGCAAACAGTTGGCAGCTTTATTCAAAGCCATGAACAGATGGCTTGGTGTTAAATACGCAAGAAGGTCCGCATATGTTCGAGTTGCACGGCCGATGACCAAAACGATAACAGAAGTGATACCACCGGTATGGAGACGTCGCTCCCGAAAACGGGCGGATATAAATAATTCGGAGTTGCCTCTTTTCTAATTTCATTTGGATATTGTGCCGGCCGATCGGTATTTTGCAAAACAACTATTCTTTCATGAGCGAAGAAGAACATATAACATCAGCATTTAATAATATCTCCTTAGAAGATCTGCAACGTATGCAGCGGATACTGATAGCATTATGCGATCCCCTTATGGATTATGACCAAGCTGCGGCCGAATGCGGCAAGTCAAAAGAGGCTTTGTGCGTAAAGATACATCGATCGAGGATCCAGCCGACACGGAGCCGCAAGATGATACGATGGTCGGATGTGCAGCGAATCAAAAATAAAGAAGTGTAATATTATTTATTCCATAAAATAAAGTATATCAATTGATTTACTTTATTATGTAAGGTCGTGGCACCCTGTGCCGCGGCCTTTTAGTTTTGCACCTGTACGTACCGGAATCCCCCTCCCCGCAAGCGAGGGGATACAATGTAAATCAACTCTAATTATGGGTGCAGACAAAACTTATATTTTCGACGGCGCCACATCGGGCGGAGGTCTCGACATTGCGGCCCTCGTCTCTTCGATGATGGGCAACAAAGGCATGGACCCCAACCTTATCGCGGCCCTGATGAACGGCAACAATAATCGCGGCTCGTGGGGCGGCGACGGCTGCTGGTGGATTTGGATTATCCTGCTGTTCTTCTGCTGGGGCGGCAACGGCTTCGGCTTCGGCAACAACGGCGCCGGCGGTGGCCTTCCGGCACAGCTTAACGGCGACGCAGGACGCGAACTGCTGATGAACGCCATTCAGGGCAACGGCACGGCGATCAACCAGCTCGCCTCGTCTATCGGATGCTCGACACAGCAGCTCCAATCGACGCTGTGCAACATTCAGAGCCAACTCGGTCTTACCGGTCAGCAGACGATCAACGCCATTCAGTCTATGGGCTGTCAGATCGGCAACCAGATCGCACAATGCTGCTGCGACATGCGCACGGCTATCGAGCGTCAGGGCGCCGACATCCGGCTCCAGAACTGCCAGAACATGAATATGCTCACCAACACGATGAACGGGAACACCCTGCAACTTCGTGACGCCAACCTTGCCAACACGCAGGCTATCTTGGCGAAGGTGGACGCTTTCGAGAGCCGCTACCAGCAGGACAAGCTCAACAACCTGCTCGCCGAGAACAACGCCCTCAAGGGTCAGCTTTCGCAGGAGCACCAGAATGCCTACTTCAACGCCACGATCAATGCGGCCACCGCGCCCATTGTAAGCCGCCTGAATTCACTGCAGGGCGACGTGGACGGCATCAAGTGCAAGTTGCCGAACACCGTCTCGGTACCTTATCCGCAGCTCTCAGTGTTCAATCCTGAGTGCTACCGCGCCGCCGCTTTCGGGGCTGCCGCCGGTACCTATGCGGCTGAGGGAGGTCCTTATGCAAACTGCGGATGCTAACAAAGGAGGTGACTATGGAACCTTTTTTTGGCAATTTAAGCAGGTATGATTTCCTCGGCTTCCCCGTGGCCGGTCCCTTTGTGCCTCTCAGACCCTTCCCGGTACGTCGGCGCAATGTGCGAACCCTCGACCAGCGCGGAATCTACGAGCTCTGTACTACGGGCTTGGTAGAGAACCTGGAGACGGAATCTACGGCCGATTATGGCGTGAGCAGGCGGGCATGGAACGCCCTGCCGTGCGAGTGCGTAGTGGTGTGGAAAGTCCGTCAGCCGGTCTCTCAGAACGGCGCCGGCCTTCCGGTCACGATAGTCGTTCCCGTCGGAGCGTCGGATTCGACCATCGCAGGCACCACCAATGGCGCTAAGATGGCCGTCATCGACAACAAGGGCACGCAGGTGCAGGGCCATGACGTAACCGTTCCTACGGGCAGCGGTTCGAGCGGCGACCAGCAGCAGGTAGGCTACACCACCGAACATTGGGTCTATATCAATAAGTCGGCGGGTATCTTCCGCCTGATGGGGGTAACGGCTCAGAACAGTCCGGCGCGTGCAGCCAGCACGCCCGCAGGCAATACGGAAGCTCAGGCAGTGAAATTAAAGTAAAACAGAAGGGCGGGAAGGAGGACGCACCTTCTTCCCGGCCTTTCAAAAAAATCACAACAGATGTTTGCAAATTTGACAAAAGGATCATCGGTTTTCGTGCTCGACACGCGCGAAACCCCACGGTGTTACAGAACGGTGGTCAAAGATATTTCCCAGCCCTTTACACGACCCATCAACCCGGCACAGCCCAACTTCATGCCCCCGCAGTTATTTGTTCGGATTACGACCGAGAATAACGATACGTGGGAGGTTCCCAACAACATGAAGTGGGCATCCAAAGAGGGGCTGACTATCGCAATGGAGCGCGAGGATATTGTTTCGCAGATCAACGCCGCGAAGCAGGACAGCATCCAGGTCGTGAACTCCTACGAGCAGCACAAGAAGAATATCGAACGGTATGAGCAAATACTGCGCGAGTTCGATCCGGTGTACGCTGCCGCAATAGAGCGCGACAACGAGATTCAGCGGTTGAGCGAAATGGTCAAAGGGCTCACTTCGCAACTGAGCGCTATTGCCTCGAAGATCGACACGAACGTCCCCAAAGACGAATCGAAACCCCTTGCGGCAGAGAAACAGGCATCTACAAAAAACAAGTAAAAAGTATGAGTTTGAGAGCAATAATCAATGGACGCGCCATGTATGGCGACGAGGATTTCGAGCGAGAGCTCGAGAAAGCCTATCGTGAAGGGCGGCGCGAGGAGCGCGAGCGCATGGAGGAACATTACGGCTACGGCGAGCGCGGCGGCTATGGCTCGGGTTCCGGTTCCGGTTCGGGATCGGGTCGCGGAGGCGGCAGCTACGGACAGCGGGACGGCATGTACTACATGGACGACGAGGAGGAGGAATACGAATACGGCGAACGCCGTGGCGTGAAGGGCACCGGTCCCTATTCCCGCTATTATCGTCGCAGACGTTAAGTAACCGAAGGGAGGGGAGCAATCCCCTCTCTTTTAAACTTTCAAATTATGAGAATGGACGTTTATGAAAAGCTGCCACCGGGCATGGATAAGTATTTGAGCCATTACCAGTGGCATTTTTCCAAAAAGATGTGCGAGTTCGCCGTATCGAGAATGTATAAGACAAAGGACGGCAAGAAGCAGAAGATTGAGCCTTATACGAAAGAGCAAACCGATCAATTGCTCAAGACATACGGCATCGAACTCAAGAACGACTACGCCTACGACGCCTGTTTCGCGGCGAATATGTGCAAGTCGGATTACCTGGGCTCCTCCGTGCAGGACGAGCAGCATGTAGCCCTCTTTGTCAAAGACTACCTTGACGATCCAGACGGATACAAGGGTCTGCCGTTCACGCGATATTATGCCGACACGGAGGCATTGGGCTTGCCGATTATATGGGAAGATATGATGTAACTTTAAAAAAAACTATTATGCTTGAAATCAAATCATTATTCGATTTGCGCCAATTCGCAATTCAACAGGTGGGTTTTGCTCTGGCAAAGAGCAACGAGACTTTCTCAGTGGACGAACTGATCGAAGGAACCCGTAAGGTGGTGGATTACCTCAAAGGGGATGTTTTGCTGCCTGAATACGTAAAGTCTGTCGATCCCGCGGAACTCATGTCGCGCGTTTTATCCAATTCGTCTGAGACTAAACCCCATATCGCGGCAGAGCATGACATCTGTTGAGAACATGGAGAAGCGCTATGCGATGTGGGCGCATGAAGCCGAAACACCGCAGGATATCGGGCGTGCGAACACGATACAAGTCGATAACAGTGTGTGGATATTTGCGTTTCTCTGTTTATTAATTTCCGGAGACGGTTTTGAGACAAACGATGAAAATGAGACGATTGCGAACGAATAAAAGCGTCATTCGACAGCTCACGGACGAGGAGTACGACAAACTGGACGCATACATTGAGGACGCGCTGATGAACAAGAAGGTCAATCGGGCCGCCCGGCGCAGGTTGTCGCAAAATTGGGCGCGTTGTAAGCGCCGAAACGTGCAGGAGGAGGCATGAAAGTCGGAGACCTGTATATCGGACGGTGCAAGTGGCATGTGAAGTACTATTTGGCTTCTACATGCTACTACACCGACCGTATATGCAAGTCGCTGGTCGAAATAGCCTGCCCGCCCGAAACGGTCGCCCGCGCCCGGCGTGCGATGGAGCGCTGCGAGCTCAACACCGGTGTGACCTATTCCAACAAGCGAGCACACGAATCGGTGATGGTCGTGGCACTGACCTCCTCCCCTGCGCAGTTCCTCAATTCCTTTGAACACGAATTGCGACATCTTACCGATCATATTCTGGACGCAATGCAATACCCGATCGGTGGTGAAGATGTGGCTTATTTGGTTGGCGACATAAATTCATGCCTATGGAAAGAAATACATGAATTTATTTGTTGTAACCACCAAAAATGCGAATGTATGATAGATGTCAAAAATGATTGTCCGACCTCAAAAAAATTGAAACGAGAGCATCAACTCAAGGAGCTGCTCAAAGACCTTGAGCAGGAATTGCCTCAACCTCTTTTTGAGCAAACGAAAGAGCGATTGTACGATATTCTCGATTTGGATTGAACGATCTTTAATATTGAAAAAGATGTGATGTGTATAAATTGTGTGCATTTATAAAAATCAATTAGCTATCTACATCAATATAAATAACTATATATTAGAGTTTTATAGCTGAGAATAAAACCATTTAAACAAGGACGAACGAGCCTTCGAGCCTGTAGCCCCCGGCCGTATGAGTAACATGCACCACACCGCTCTCCCAATAGATCTCCATCTGCATGCTGGGCAGATGGTAGGCGCCGTACGAGTAGTAGTCGCCGATCGAAAATTCGCCGTATTCTCCCCATACATAATCCCCTTCGGGCAACCGCAGCTCGCCGGAACCGCTCCTGCGCGGAGCGAACATATCGAGCGTAAAGACAAAACCCTCCTCGGAAACCCAGCCGTCTTCCAGGTATCCGTCGCCGATTTGCAGGTAGAAATTATCCAACCCCTCTCCGTCGCTGTCGCCCAGATAAACCGCCGTCGTGATACGGTCGGCATCGACGTGGTAATCGCAGCCCAATACCCCGGACATATTGGTGAGGTCCATCTCTCCCACATAGACGAAAGCGACGCTCTGACCGTCGGCAAGCATAAACTTTCCGACCATCGTGTAACGCCCTGCGACGTAATCGACCGTCACATAACCGTCGGTTATCAACTCTGTACCCGACTCACGCCCTTCATCGTCGATAAACGTGCATCTCGAGAACTCCGAGGTGAGTGAAACAGAGCCTTCCTCGTCCATACCTTCGGGGTCCACCGTATAGGTGCCTGCCGGCAAAACGGCGTTCATGGGACTCTCCGTAGCACTGCCGTACAGATCCAGCGTAATCGCCAGACCGGCTCCCGTGGCATAGCCGTAGTCATCGAATACGACATCGGTAACGGTTATGCCGTAGTTGTGCGCCACGCCCCACTCTCCGTAATACAGTCCGTAGGCCGAAGTGCCCTTCATGCGAAAGTCGGCATCGGGAATCTCCGGGCCTTCGGGAATCTCGGGATCATCGGCTTCCCCGGTCTTCATGCTGATCCTCTCAACCGGGCTCGTCCCCGCATCGTTGGACGCTGCGGCCAGTATGACATACTCCGTCGCGGATTCCAGATCGGAGAACTTCACCTCGGACTGCGGCTTCGTCACATCGACGCTCTTGCCGTGAGCGAGTATCTCCGCGGCCGACGGTTCCGTCGCCCCGGCCCTTACGATCGTCGCCGCACAAGACAGGGCGTCGGACGGTGTGACATACACCGAAAGCGATGTTGACGTGACCCGGCCGGCCTCGACGGCCACCGAAGGCTGCACGTCCGGTTCCGGAGGCAGCGGGATCATCTCGTCCTTACACGACAACAGGAGCCCCAGACAAACCAGCGGAAACATCCGCCGCAATGGTAAAAATATTCGCATAAACATTTGACAATAAATGCTCTGTCGGCCCAGGCAGAGCGGGTAAATAATGCATTAAGCCCTGCTGATCGTTCGGATGGGCAACGAATTTCCCTGCGATGAAAAACGGGATATCCGAATGATTCAGCAGCGTTGTTAAAGTCCAATTTACAGATAATCGATACGGAATTCAATAAAGACAGCCGGCATAATCGGACTGCGGCACGACGTATTTTTGTCTCGCCCGATTCCGAAATGACTGATTGGCTGACAACTCGCAATAGCTCGCTTCCGATTATCCGGCAAAACAAAAACCACCGTATAGGCTGCATTTCATGCGTGCGGCCACCCGCACTGCTTCGGCCCAGTCTGCGGGCAGCTATCGAACGGGTTGCGCGAGCTCCGTTCGACGGCGTCGCGTTGTGGATCGTAACCGGGCGACGTGCTTCGGTCGGGGTGTCCCGCTGCGCGTCTGCGCGGCCCTTCGCGTGGGGCGTGGAAAATTTTTCGGAAAAAAGATAGGTTATATTCCGTTGCTTTTTTTGCGGATCGGATGCGTAAACGTAATCCCTATCCTGTTTTTCCTTCCATTGTTTCGCTTCGGAGCACCTTTTCCTTACATTCGGTTCCCGGCTCTGCGGCGGTGTGCGGAACCGGGAGTGTCAGGACGCGATATTTTTGTTATATTTGCTCTCGGAGGATTAGGGCATCTTCTTGCCGGAGGTACAGGGCGCCTTCTTATCGTATCATCTTTAATAACATTAGGAGTATGAAAAATTTCGTACGCATGGCGGCTGTATGCTTTGCAGCCGCGGGGTTATTTGCGGGATGCAACGACGACGAGACGCTTGCAACGGCGGAGACGGTCGTGCTCGACAAACCCGCGATCACGCTCGAAGTGGGCGACCGGGAGCAGCTGAAGGCGACCGTGACGCCTGACGACGGGCAAACGCTCGTCTGGAGCTCTTCCGACACCTCGGTAGCGACGGTCACGGAGGGCGCGGTGACCGCCGTAGCGGTCGGCAGTGCACGCATTACCGTTCGGACGGGAAGCGCGGAAGCGGCCTGTTCGGTGACGGTGGTACCTGCGAAACCGGTCGAGGTCGAATCGGTTACGCTGGATCGGACGACGCTCGATCTGACTGTCGGCGACACGGAGCGGCTGACAGCGACGGTGCTGCCCGAGGATGCCGCCGACAAGACCGTCGTGTGGAGCTCTTCCGACTCGTCGGTGGCGTCGGTTGCCGACGGGCTGGTGACGGCCCTTGCGCCCGGCACGGCGACTGTTACCGCGAAAGCGGGCGGCAAGTCGGCCGAGTGCGTGGTGACAGTCGGGCCGGTGGAGGTCCTATCGGTCACGTTGGATCAAACGACGCTCGATCTGACGGTCGGCGACACGGAACAACTGACGGCGACGGTGCTGCCCGAGGATGCTACCGACAAGACCGTCGTGTGGAGTTCTTCCGATCAGGAGGTGGCAACGGTCGCCGACGGGCTGGTGACGGCCCTTGCACCCGGTACGGCAACGGTTACCGCGAGCGCGGGAGACCGGTCGGCGGAGTGCGTGGTGACGGTCGCTCCCGCCGGCAAGAGCTGGGCCGTGGGGGATCTCTACGATGAAGATGGCGTGAAAGGCGTCGTTTTCTGGGTTGCGGACGATGCGCGTTCGGGTAAGATCGTATCGCTCGACGAGAGCGTCAGGCTGTGGGCGACGGGCCCCTATGAGGCGCGTGCCTTCGACGAGGACAACGGAGCGGACAACACCGATAAGATCAAGGACCTGGGGCTTCCGCTCAGCACCTTCCCCGCCTGCGCGTGGTGTGTCGATCACGGTGCGGGATGGTATATGCCCGCCATCAACGAGGTGCAGGGATTCCTTCTGGCCAAAGCCCTCATCGACCCGGCGCTGACGGCCAACGGCGGCACGGCGGTTTCGGGAAGCAACTGGTACTGGTCCTCCACGGAGGGTGAGGACAGCGAAGGTTCTTCGGCCATCTGCGGCTACATCACCTCCTCCGGCGTCGGCTCTTACGGCGAGTGGAAAGACCAGCCCGAAGACGATACCTATGTACGGGCCGTTTACGCTTTCTGA